TCATTGTATCAAATTCAGAATTTTTCTTTTCCAAGGCTTTCTTTCTAGCCATATATTCACGATATGCTGTCTTATCGCGATTGACAATTGCATGAGAGTCGGCATCTCTATAGAGATGAGACCGACCCTCAACGGGAATAAAATCAGACATTATGCTAACGAAATTGCTCTAAGTTGATCAATAAATGGTGGTTCTGCTTGGTTTGTTCCCACCATGTCAATTTTAATTTGGAATTTAGTGAATGGTGGCAGTTCATAACTGTTGAATGCATAGTCTTTCAATTCAAATCCGTTACTAGGAGTTGTTTTTTCATCAGGCAATCCACTGTTGTTAGAGAAGTTGATAACTTTACCATTTGCATCAATGTTGTCATTACCTGGGAACAACTCAAACGGAATTTCTAAAGAGTCCTCTGTGGAACCCTCAGGCACAACCTTAAAGAAAGCTCTAATGTCACTAGATGCTCTTCTGTATGCAGCAAACTCAAGAAGAATTTGAGTTGCTGGGTTATCAAGAACAACCATCTTAGAAACATAGGATGCAGCCACTGGATCATCCCCAGTAACTTTAACTCTTCTATCAGTTGCAAAATTAGATACAGGATTATTGAGTCTGTTAGTTGTCAGAATTGTGCTGACACGATTCAGATCAATAACAGGTGACAGATCTGGATCATCAGAGGTCATGTTGATCTCAACTGTCATGGACTTGTTACCAGGCAGGAGATCAAGTTGATTAACCTCATTGACTTTAGATGCAATCATTCTTGGTGTATCAAGATGATTCTGACCAGAGATATCAATGTCCTCAAATCCTTGATCTGCAAAAGACTCCTCAGATCCACCAATACTTGTAGCAGATACCGTTCTAATTCTTGCAGAAACAGTTGTTGCTGCAGGAGTCACCGTGTTGATATTTGGAGTGACAGTCTCAAATTGAATGTTTTGAGAAGCAGTGACATCTGTACCACCAGTCTGTTTGGTACGACTGAAGAAACGATTTGGTAAAGTTCCGTCAGCTCTATCCGTACCATCATCATTCATATTGACCTTCAAGTGATAGTAATCAAGATCTTTTGCATTAGGAACCGTCACAGCAGGACTGTTCATATTATGAGTTTTATTGATTCTTCTCAACGAAACACCACCAAGTTCGTACTTACTAACTTCACTTCCAGATCCATAGTCAAAGGATTGTGTGTTATCAATACCTCTGGTGGTAATACCAGTGATACTTCCGTTAGCAACTCCAGTGTATGCAATAATTTCTTCACCAATTCTTACATAACCATGGTTGGTTGTTCCAACACCAACACCTTCAAATGTAGCAAAATTAGCAGAGTTAACAACCTGAATATCTGCAGTAGAATCACTGTTGTAATCAGCCGTCAAGGTTGTAATGGGAACATCACTATCAACACCATCAATTACAACTCTGTTGTTGAAAGCGTGCATACCGTGAGCACGGTGTCTTACTTTAAAGTGAAGTCCATCATTAGTTGAATCAATATCAAAGGAATTGATGGTAACACCTGCACCGATTGCAACAACGTTAGTTCCGTTGTCGAATCTCATAGTGCCAACACCCGTTATAAATGAACCTTGAATTTCATCAAGAATCAGGGTATTTTGTGAGGTGATGATACCAACTGCAAGAATCGCACCAGAACCATTTCCAAGTCCAAGAGTTCCAACACCAACCGTGTCACCAGCGGCAAAGTTCTTTCCTCCGTTAGTAACGGTAACTGCAGAGACTTGACCATTAGCAACGGTGACATTACCAACCATTCCAGAACCAGATCCAGTCAAGGTTGGAAGATTTACATCATTGTAAACCAAACTTGCTGCAGAAGGAGTATATCCGACACCAGCATTAATGATGGTGAACGTATCTCCACCAACACTTGCAATACCTGCAGTAGCCACAAGTTTTGCAGATGCCGTAAGATTACCATCTTGAGTTATAGTGACACCAGGAACAAATTTTGCAGGTGTAGCAAACGTAGTTCCAAGTCCAACTGTCGCCTTTCTTGAAAGAATTTCAATGGGGTTTGGTGACAAATTGATAATTTGTTTGTTACCCGCAGAAAGTTGTGGACTATAGAATCTTGCAACACCAGGTGCAGTATTGAACGCAGCCTTATAAATGGTGAACTTCATATCTTCATATTGACTTGGATCCCAAGTCGTACCATTCTGAGACTTGAACAGTGAACCAAGATATGGTTGTTGACTAATCAGAACTTGTTGTTCTTCTGGTAAATTAGCGGTGGAGATATCAACTTCACCCATTCTAGAAATCCAACAGGTGTAGTTCTCTGATGGAGTAACAAGAACCAGAGCGTATTCCTCACCTCCAGTCAGGAATACTGGAGAGTCAAAAGTAAACTTGGTTGGAATTGAAGCGTCTTCAGAAACGTTAACTTCATCTGGATCAAGGTTAACAACACTGTATGGAAGAATCTTAGAAGTAGGCAGACCAGTTTCAACTGTTCTGACTTGCATGGTCAAAGGAATTTCTGTATCCTTATCTCGCATGTAAACTTCTACAGATGTGATATAGACACCTGTGGTCTCTTCAACAATAAAGGTTTGTGCAAGAGGGTCATAGTATTGAACACCAGTGACTTGTTTCTTCTCACCGCCAATTTTCTTGGTAATTTTATTTTGAAGAACTCTCTTCTCTTCGTGAGTAAGGTGTTCAATCTTAGGAACCTTAGTGCTGATGATATCTTCTTGTTTGGTCTCTAATGTGCCTTGTGCATAGAAGTTAGCTTCTGCAGAACCAGTAACAGTTCCAGCAACTTTGGAATCAACTTGACTTGTTGAAAGTTTAAGTGTTTTTGTTCCTACTTCAAATTTAGGATTAGATTTTTTATTTGGTTCTGGAAGGAAGAAAGTACCTCTTACAAATCCAAGACCATCTGAGATAAATCTAACCTCAGTTATCCTAGCAATAGCACCACTTGTTTTTCCTTTGAGGAATGAACTTTTCTTCGCAAAACCAGAGAACTCACCCGAAGCTTCTTCTTGCATGGAATGGGTATCAATATTCAACAATGTCGAAGATGTTGAATATGCATCAGGGATGCCTGCATCTTGATTATAAGGATTCAATGCATACTTCTTAGTTGGTGCATTATAAGGACCTTCTTTATGGTTAGGTGCAGCGACTCTAAAAGTAAAACCATCTTTAATAGATTTGCCACCAGTGAAAACTTTTGAGGGAGCACTGATAACAGTTTCACCAACCTCAAAAACTCCACTTACCATTTCAATTTCAAGAAGTTTTGGTGTGAGGAACTTAGTCATGTCAACACCATCGAAGAACGCATAGAACTGAGTTCTTGGTTTCATGCGAGTTGTAGTAACATCAATGTTTCTACTTCTCATGAATGGGATCAAATCTGTACTGACAATCTTCTCACCCAAAGATGTCTTTTGAACAGTAGGTGTAACTTTATATTGAACACCTTTTTTAGATTGTTTTGTAGTAGTGGTAATCTCTTGTACTTGTTGAGTAGTGATTAACTTCGCATTAAGAATAACACCTTTTCCTTTTCCAACCCATCTACCATTTAACTTCCTGGTCATGTGACCATTAGCTACGTGTTTGGTAGCTAATTTTGTTCCTTTTGGAAGTTTGCTTGGGTGAATTTTTCCAAGATTTTTAACAGTTTCTGTTGTTTTTATTTTACCTGCTTTTTCACCTGTCCAATAGGTTTCCCAAGAACCCCAATTAATTTCACTTAAACCAGTTTGTTCATCGATACCCAAAGCTCCAACGACAGCATCATAAGCTTCTGTTTGTTCAATAACATTTGCATCAAGGAATTTAGTATCAACCCAGACATCACTGTCTGGATTCAACTTCATGTCACCCGCATAGTAAACAATCAAGAATGGGTTGACATTTTCGACCCTGGACGCATAAACCTGTTTTATTAGTTCAGTTTCAGTGTAGTCAAGGGTAATTAACTCACCAGTCTTTCTTACATTTTGTCCATCAATATCAGTAATGGTACTAGTATCAATAGTTGGATCGGCTGTGGTTCCGATGCCAATCAATGACTGAGAACCAATAACTAAATCAACAGCTGTTGTATAGTGCCCTGGTCTACAATAACCTTCATTAGCATCAATACTGGCAGAGAAGTCTGGGTGAGTGATACTATGTGCATCATGAGATTTAAATGAATCAACAAAGAAACCAGATTTATATCTATTCAGTCCGTTTGCATCAGTGATCTGCATATTTGCAGTATCATTTTCCAACAACGAAAGTTGAGTATAATATTCTACATTTTCAATTCTCTTCTCAAGTTCTGCAATGTCAGCCATTGTAAAACGTTTATATTCTGTCCTTTGGATAGAAACATCATCCATTGAATACACATATGCAGGAAGATCTACCTTAGCAATTTCGATAGCATCTGCAATAGAAGGTGGATATGATGGATCATCCGCAGGCACACCTTTTAGGTATCTAAACGTGCCATCCTTATCGAGGAATACTCTGTCTTGTCTTGGTTGATAGTAATCATAAGATACAATCAAAGATTCATCTGGAACAAATGGATCAGGGACACTATCACCAGACCCAGCGAAAGATCTTGCAGCAAAATCAAATGGAGATTTAGTGGAAGACGTATCATATGCACTTACTCTAGGTCTAATATCAACCAAGTCAGAGTCAAGAACTCTATCCTCTTGAGACATTTCCACATTTAGTGGAATTAACTTTCTATGAATTTCTGGATAACTAGAAGCGCTGTAGAAATCTCCATCATCATCGGCACTAACAAAGAAGTTCTTAAAGACAATTTTTAGTCTATTACTAGGTTCTTCAAATCCTCTCTTTCTTTGAATAAAGGAGTAATCGTAATATGTTGGTTTGGAATTAGTGAACAACAGGTATTGATCTGTTAAATTTTTATCTCCTTTTGTAGAAGCACCAACAAGAGCAGTAACTCCAGATTGTTCCGAAGTAACAGTTTCTCCATCATTAAATGTTAATTCATTCAATGGAACGACACCGACAGCAACTGTGTTTGGTTTTTCCACTACAACAGCAACAGCTCCACTGTCAACTCCAGTGAGTTTTTCTCCGACAATAAGATCTGTGTTGTTACCAGATGGCCCAGAGTATGCACCAAGAGTCAGACTTGGCAGATCAGGATCTGTCGCGTCATCAGACTCAAAAATACCAATAACATCTACAACGTCTGGGACATTCAAAGAGATTCTTCTATCTTGAACTCTAGTTCCAAAAACTCGACTGAAAGTTAAACCATCATTGAGTGTATTCGTGCCGATACCAGATGCATCGAGTCTGGATCGATTAACAATTAAAGTATTTGCGGTGTTTAAATTTTTCTGTTTATTTCTTACAGTTCCCTTCAGAACAGTAGCAAACAGATTCGCCTTACCAGAAGCTTTGGAGAGACCAACGAAACTTACATTCTTTTTATCAGCAGATATAGTTACCTGACTAGCTTCTAACGGTTCAACACTACCGTCATCATACGAGATGAAATATCTTTCCTCATCAAATGGTTGGAAGAAAAGATTTGATCCTGCAGACGGTGATGTGAACGAGTTGTTGACAACGTTAATGTTACTATACTGTTTTCTAAATTGAACAGTGGTAGTAGTTACATCAAGACTTTCTAAGTTTTTGTGGGTAACAGGAGTCAGAAGACTATTAGATCCAAGATCAAATGTAGTGCTTCTAAGTAAAACATCATTTAAAGTTGTTGTTCCAGAAGGAACACCACCCTCACAAACACCAGACACTGTGGATACGCCGGCAACATTGACAAAAGAACCATCAGTTGCAACGCCTGTAATTCTGTTAAACGTAGGAACAGTATTACCCAGAACACTGTAACTAAGTATATTTCCAGATGTAACAATACCTGCGAAGTTTTGACCAGCTACTGTAATCTTACCAGTATTACCACTAGTGCTGACTAATTGAAAACTACCAGTCGAAAGATTACCTAACTGACGAGCCTGATCAATCTCAACGTCAGCTTCAAATGTTGATACACCAACAGCACTACGAAGAGACTTTACATCATTAAAATTAAAATCAACTACTTTGGTAATTACTCTACCGTTTGCATTGCCGTTAACTAAGATAGTTTCATCTTTTAAAAACTTACCAGCTGCATCAATCAGAGTCAATTCAGTAAGGTTATTACCACCAGTTACAACAAATCCAGTTGCGCCACTTCTAGCACCTTGAATGTGATCAGATGCTATTACAGATGTAATTGCAGTTCCTACAGTAACTTTAGTGAATGTTTTGATATCAAACATTCTAGTTTCATATGTGGTCGCTGAATTAACAAAACTTGCGGACTGTGCTTTGAAATCATAAAGTCTTGCAAGACCGATCTCTTCAGATCCTGAAGAAAGAGTACCAGCGGAATCGGATCTTCTACCACTCAACAAAGAAACAGTTGCTGTTGTTCCAATTCCCAGGGATGGAGAGCCAAAGATATTATTAACAAAAAGTGGATCGCCTGTAGAATAACTTACAGATTCTTGTTCAATATTTTTTGTAGTTCTTGGTTTTTCTACATCCAAATACTGTGGAGAAATGGTTTCAATAGAATATCCCCGTACATAAGCTTTACCTGGGGAAATCTTCATCAACATCAAATCATCCGAAGGTGTTCCACCATCTTGAGTTTTTTGGGTTGGAAGGAAAACACCTTTATTTCCAATCTGATCATTTAAAGATTCTTTTGCAAAAAGTTGGAATGGTTTTACATAGTAATCTCCAGACTCATCATAAGTTCTCTTTGCAAGAGTATCAGTGATCAGATTATATTGAGTGTCCTTCTGGAACGTTTGTAAAACGCCCTCTTCAACACGAGCAATTTCTACAAAGTTTTGATCTTGAGTATCTGTAAGAACTTTCTTTGCAAGAGAGATAGAAATTTTCAGTCTATCTGCACCAGGAGCAGCAAAGTTTGTAAATCCAGAAGCATTATCATTCAAAGATGGATCTTCATCTGCAGTGACGAACTCTTCTGCAACGTTGAAACCAATTCTATAAGAAGGTAATGCACTATATTGATCAAGAATCAGAGTTTGTTTCTGAACTTGTACAAAAGTACCTCTGACAAAATATACACCATCACCAACCGACATGGCTGAACCAGTCGATGTTGCACCAAATGCAATGGTATTTGCAAATGATTCACCTGCAGCAATAACACTTAATCCATATACAATATCTTTATCTGTGGTGAGACTTTCTCCATCAAAAAACTTTTCTGTTACAAAGTCATCAGAAGACTTCTCATACTTTACATAAAGAGTGATGCTTCCTCTCTCAGAATCATTCGCAGAAAGAACTCTTCTAACAGTCGCAGTAACACCAGATCTGAGACCAGTGATTCTGAGTCCTTGCAGTTGATCTTGATATAATTCAACTGGAATTCCTAAGAAAGTATCTTCAAGTTCTATACACTGATAGTTATTATCATATGACAGGTTACCTGGAATAACCTTAGAACCTTCTTTAAAAAAGTGTGTACCAAACTGTTCAACCTGATTCTGCAGAATAGACTGCAGAGTGCTTAATTCTCTAGCCTGAACAGGGGTTCCAGGCTTGAATAGAACCTTATAAAAATTGTTATCCTTATCAAAATCGTCAAAATATGGGCTGACGTTGAGGTTAGTTTCCTGTGGCATAGTTCTTTAGAATTCCAATACGATTTTGATGTCTTCTTTTTGTTGTGAACTGCGAGTAACAGGTGCTCGGTTATCTACGTAGATAATATCGCCACTGTACTTCTCAACCTCTGGGTTTGCTAAACCTTCAACAAAACTCATACCCAAAGAGTAGGTCCTATTATTTATTGAGGTAGATATACCTGGAACTGCAGAGGTTCCAAAGTTAGTGTCAATGTTCAATGTAGTAGATCCACCAAAGATCGTTGTACCAGATCCAATTGCTGATTCTGCAGTGAATCTGAACAGAGAGAATCCATATTCGGGGTTTGCATTGAGAGTGCCGTCTGTATTGAAACCAGCAAGTCTTCTATCTTGCCAATACTTCAAAACACCTGTGACTGGATCATAATTAACTACTCTACCAACCGCAGTGGAACCAACACCAACCTGTTGAGTGATCTCACTATCGGTAGTAAACGTGGCTGTAGTGGAACCTGCACCAGTAAGTTTCAATGCATAAACTGCACTAGCTTTTGAAACTGTAAGTTTATTTGTTGATCCAAAAGCATATGGATCTCTTACAAGACCTAATCTTGCAAACTGGTTACCTGTAATAAAGTCTGGATTAGTTACATCATTTTCAAGTCTAGAATAGATAAGAACTCTACTTGCACCAAGTTCTCTATAGACATCCGCACCATGACCATCTTGTGGTGGAATAATTACGTTGAATTCAGCATCCGTGGAACCAGACGCATTTGTAAGACCAACGGCACCCAAATCAACTGTTCCAAATGTATAGTTGGAACCACCGTTCGTGACCTCAACAGAGTCAATCTTACCTGCAGCGTTTACAACTACGGACGCTTTGCCACCAGATCCATCACCTGCAATAGGGACGTTGTTATATGTTGTAGCAGTACCATAACCAACACCTCTATTGGTGATAGTTACAATCTTTAATTGACCACTAGTCGCTGCATTATTTCTTACAGCTGCAACATCATTGTTATTCAACCAATCCGATGGAAGAGGAATGAAGCTAGTAGAATCAAACTTGATCAGATCATTTGGTTTGATTGTAAAGAGATATTTCCAAATATACCCATCACCAGATGTGCCTGCAGATCTTGGTTCCAAATCCGTGAACAATGGTTCATCGAGAGATGGTCTACCATCGGGGTTTTCTGGATTAGTTCCATTTTGCAGACAAATATAAACTCTATAATCAGAGTTCATCACATAATAATTTGTATCATATAAAGTTGTAGAACTAGTTACTGGAGATATATTTGAACGAGAATAATCATCTCGATACATCTCAAAAGTTGTACCCGAAGACCAGTTTATTTTTCTAACAACTCTAGCAGTATCAGCTGCATTGATTCTTTTCAATGCAAGCATTGTATCCCAATGATCTCTTTCTTCACCAAAAGAATCCTTTGGAGCGGGCGGATTTTCTGCCCAATCAGAGTCAAACTCAGTCGCATTGGGTAAACCAATCCAAACATAATAACTGTTTGCAGTAGAACCCACTCCAGAGATAAAGCTCTCCGAATTTAAAATACGAAGTTGATCAGTTATAATAGCTGACATTTTGAAAGACTTTTTGTTTTATTTAGGGTTAAATGTAGGACTCTTTAAGGTCTCTGGTTCTAACGATGACAGGTCCAGTGATAATTCCAGTCACACCATCATCTGTAATCGCAGTGAAGGCCTTGGTGTCAGATCTCACAAAGTCATGCAAACGACCCCAGGAATACTGACCAAACCTTTCACTACTTCCCAGACTTACTCCGATTGTAGAACTTACACTGACAGTAACTCTTCTCAGAGTTGTTTCACCAACGCCGATGGCACTACCAGTAACGTTTTCTACTGCCATTACCTTGTAGATATTATCTATAAAGGAAGTTCCAATACCTACAGGCGATGCACCAGATGCATCTCCGTATGCTGTGATACCAGTTCCAGTATATGAATTAGAGACCACGAAGTAATATCCAGTTTGAATACCACTGTTTGTAATCGGTGTGGACATCACAGAAGAATCTCTGAGAGTAGAATCCAAAGGAATAAACAGATCAAATGTCAGTCCAGTGGTTGCAATGCCAACAACGGAAGTTGTTCCAATACCAGTGATGATACCAAAATCACCTTCATATTTAACACTAGAGAGTGTGTCATCAGTTTGAGCTTCTGGTGCAATGAGAACACCTGGTGGATTAGTGTTTGTATAACCAACACCAGCATCAGAAACCGTGATTGCAGAAACTGTACCGACTCCAGAAATAGTGGATGTTGCGGTTGCATTTGTATTGATTGTGATTCCAATACCAGCAAAGATTGTTCCGATACCAGCGGTTACACCAATAGAAACAGACGGTGCAGATGTGTATCCAGAACCACCATCCGAAATTACGATACTGGTGATCGTACCACCTGCGGAAACAATTGCAGTTGCAGCAGCTCCTGTCTTGACAGTTCTGTCAAGAATCACAACACTCTGTTTAGACTCAACAAAATCATCAACCTCATTGAACAGAGGGACTGCACTATCAACAAAAACTTCTGTGGAAGATGCACCAACATTATTCAAGATATACGCGGTTGGTCTAATACCAGCCTCAAGTTCAGTTCTGTCCTTAGTGACTGCAGTGTTGTTTACAAACACATCAGAGAGTTGTTTTTTCCAAGTAACAGGTCTTTCAAGAGTTGGATCAGTAGAAATACCAACACCTTGATATGTATTTGTTGTTACGGAATCTGAGGTGGTAATGCCTGTTACAATTCTATTGACTTGTTGGAATCTTGAATCAACTCCAAAGTCAGGATACTTGTTGATGGTCAGAGAATCACCCGCCTTAACTGTTTCTAAAATATCAACTTCAATAACATCATTATCGGATCCACGATAATAGTAAATTCTTACTTTATCGCCAAACTTAGGTGCTTCAGAGAATGTGATCTGAGCACCACCATTCATAACATAACTTTCTGATGGGATCTGGAGAATATCATTCAAGAATACCAACATGTTATCTTCAACTTTGATCGGAGAACCCTTTGCAGCTCTCAAGGTCAGAGGTGTTGCACTTGCACCAATGGTCTTAGTGAGAGCAAACGATCTCTTCACTCCATCAAATTGATCCTCAAAAGTATTCAGTTTTTCAATCTCACCAAACGTCCAACCACCAAAACTATCGTTGAATACGTTATCGACAGTGAGTCTGAATGATGTGAATGCTGCACCAGCAGATGCATCAGTTGGAATACCTGCTTGATTATCTGTTGCCAGTTCTAATACATCACCAATCTTGTAGTTGTATCCATAGTTGGTGATGTTGAAACTAATTACACTAGTTGCGGAACCAACACGTACAGAAACAGATGCACCAATACCAGAATTACTACCAACCAATCTCATATTCTCATAGTTGAGGGGTGGTTCGAACTCAAGTGTTGGAGGAGTTGCAGAAGTAAATCCAGATCCACCACCATTGATGATGGTTACGGAGGTAACAAGTCCTGCAGATACATTTGCACGACCGACAGTTACGATTCCAGAAGAACCAATCGCCTTGACCAGAATGTTAGTTTGAACACCAACTCGATATCCAGAACCACTATTACCGATGGAGACTGATTCAACTGTTCCTGCAGCAGAAACAATCGCAGTACCACCTGCAGCTACCAGAGGTTGATATCCGAAGGACGATGTTTCACCAACAGAAACGATAACACCACCTCTAGGAATAGAGGAAGAGTTGACATCATAACTTACGGATACACCTGCACCAGTAAATCTAATCGAGGTAATGCCTGCGGTTTCAGAGATGATGTAGTCATCTGGAGATGCAGGATTCTGGAAGATTTCATTAATCAGGATTACGCCGTTATTTGTCGCGACTCCAGTGACATTTTGTCCGTTAGACTGAAGAACAAATGCAGTTGCAACACCAGTAAACTGGTTGGATACATCATCAAAAACGTAGTTGTTTGCATACGTATCTTGAGTTCCTTGAGGAATACCAGTTCTTGTAAACGCACGACCAACAAACGTAGATGTTGTAGTAAGTCCAACTGGACCTTTCTCACCCTTAGGTGCATCCGTAAAGTTGATTGTATCTTCAACAACCTGATAATTACCGATGAACTTAGTAACTGTAGCACCTGCAGTGTGATTTGCCAGTGCAGAGTTCAACTGAGCTCTCTTGACAAGCATCTGGTTGGTAGATCCAATACCAACAGTATCAATCTTCATAAACTCATCATTAATCTTGATAACATCACCAGAGAAGAATGAAGAAACACCAGCAAGAGTTACAAAGTCAGTTGTGGTGAGGACATCAAAAGACAGTGCGGTATTGACTGGAGACTGAATGACAGGACTCTGAATATTGTTATCCAGAGTTACCAACATCTTAGAGTTGAGATTCTTAGAAGTAAATGCATGTGTTGTACCAACACCAACCGCATTAATGTCAAGAGTGACAGGAACTACAGCCAATGCATCAGTTGCACTTGCAGAAACTTTGAACTTGTTCTCAGCGATCTTAACTGCGTAAACTGTAGATGGTAACTTATCGGTGGTTCCAAATCCAACAATGGTTGCGGTAGTGATACCAATGCTCATTGTTGTACCAGCACCAGTTGGTGTGTACGTAAGTTCTTCACCAGTTGTGAAGAAGTGATTGTTGATAATCAGAGTATCGTTGGTTACATCAACCGATCCTGCATCCGAAGCATCAAATACTTTATGGAATACACTATCTCCTCTGTGTTTCAGTGGGAAGGAGAACTTGATGTCATTATCAGTTCCTGTATATGTTCCTTCTTGAGAACGTAACTCAGAATTAGTGAAGGTAACAAAACCAACACCACCAGTTCCAGTTTCAGTGAAGTTATACTGGAATACCTTTGTAGTGACTGCGGTGTTTGCAGGTGGAGTCAATCTAAGTTCCAAATCACCACCAGATGTGGAAGAATATCCAACACCAATTGTTCCAATACCAGATCCATTGAAGGTATCGAAAGAACCGAATTCACTGAAGAAAATGTCAGTGCCATCGTGAATCAGAGTGACCTGAGTAACTGCACTTCTGTCATTTGTCGTATCGTTGATTTCAATAAGACAATCCGCGGCTTGATAGGTACTAGACTGGAATCCACTGATTCTAGTAGCTTGTGGTGTAGCGGTCGCACCGATGGATGTTGTGCTGGTGAGAACCTGAGTCAGAGAAACCAGAGTGCTTCCAATACCTGTAGCACTAGAATCGATAGATGTCTGATGAACTCTCATCGTGACACCAACACCAGTTACTGGAGTAAAATGAACTGTTGTAATACCAGAGGTGATATCTGCACCGAAAGTTCCAAGACCGACACTTGGTGCATTTGTACCAGATATGTTATCATTCAACATCTGTCCATATTCCAGGACATATACCTCAGATCCATCTTGGTGTACAACTAACTCATTCAACTGACTTCTTTCTTGACCACCGAGTTCATTTGTAAGAACAAACAGTTTTGATGTAGTAGTCGTGGTTGTACTGAATCCGACAACCTGTACAGGAGATGGATCTGTAGATCCAATACCAGTTGAAGTGGAAACAATCTTGTATCCTGTGCCAACGTCTGTAGAACCAATACCTGCGGTAGTGGTATTATTGAACATCTGTTGAGAGAAAATTCTTATCGCATAGTTATTGTTCTTAGATTTGGCGGGAAGGAATCTAATGTTTCCAACATTTCCAGATATTGAGAAATCAAATTCACCCAAATCAATTGTTGTTTCAACTCTACCAAAAGGCATCAAGAAACCATTAGTGCCATCGTGAAGCACGTTCATTTGAAGAATTTGTTTCTCACCAGAGAAACGTCTATCAAATGCCATGATATAAAACTTACCACCACGAACTACATCTAAGTTAAAGTCCGCAATATCAGAGAATGCAGTAGCTCTTGGGAGATCATTAAACTGAGAACTTACACTATCGATGGAGATAGCTCTATTGGTTCTGGACTCAATGTAGTCTGTAAGAATTTTATTAGAGAAGTTAATGACATCACTAGTGAGAGCACCATTGACAGTTTTAGAATTTTCAGTAACTAAGTCAAAGTCATAAGTGTTATGGATAGATTCCGTTTCACTAACAAGATCTGTCTTGACCGTAGCAACAGCAGAGGAAACACCAACTCTTGCATTACTTCTGTTCTTAGAGTCTGTTCCTGCAACAGAAACCAGAGACAAGTCTGAGAAGTTTTTAAATCCAACCACATGATTCAGACTATTGACGGGGTTTTTCCACTTTTCATATTCAATATCACTTTCAAGTGAATAAGAGAACGTTTGATAGTAATCACTATCCTGAACTTTTTGTAGTTCATTATTGAGTTTACCAGTCTCTCTTTGCCAACCATTTCTGACTTCAGAGAACGGTGTGATGTTGAATTTAGAAGAATATCTGTTTATTTCAGTAATAATAGCGGCAGACTTAGAGGAAAGACCATTAATAACATCTCCAACGTTGAAGACATCATCAGAAACAACTTTAAGATACTTGTTTTTATCATTCCAAGTTACAACTGTTCCTCTCTTATCTCCAGTGCTGATAATTTCATTTTCACTAAAATTATTTGGTTTGACCTTTACTTCGAATATTGCAAGATCCTCTGCACGAGCCACGCTACCAGAAGAACTACCACCACTAAAGATACCTGCGTTTGTAACTGAAGAATCTAACTGGTACGATACAGTTGCACCGCCACCACCAGCATTTGTAGAAACACCAGTGACTGTGAAATAATCATATCCATAGTCCGAAGAATTATATCCACTACCAGTGGATGCAATACCAATATTTTCTACAAAGATCTCTCCGCCAACAAAGAATGGATAGGTATCTTCGGTATATGTTCCATCAAGAGTTAGTGTAACTATATTGGTAGAACTATTAATTGTTGCATCACTAACCTTGACACCGTTTGAGTTATTAACAGGGACAAGACGTGGATCTGTATCGTAAAGACCCGAAGTGTTTATCAAGATATTTACTTGCGACACAGATGTGCCTTGAGTTTCAGTTTCAAATCGTGTATCAGGGTTTACTTGACCTGTTACTCTGTCAATCAGAACTAAACCTGGGCCACCAGTGTAGTTTCTACCACCAGAACTTACACCGATACTATCAATAGTTGAGAGTCTGTTCAGACGCATGATTTGAGGTAACTGAACCTCAGGTTCAAGAGTCTTATCTGGGGAGTAGTCAAATCCAATGTTCTTGATAGTGGTGGTCTTCAGAGCACCCAGATTTCTACTGGACAGTTTGATAATGCCACCAACACCAGATGTAGACCCAATAGATGTGACCGTAGGCAGGACTCTGTATCCCTTACCCTTAGAAATTACCTGTAATTGTTCAATAGGGCCAGAAACTTGCGTGGCAGTTGTGTCATACTTGAGAGTAGTGGCTTCGTCTGAGGTGTAACCATCTCTTTCAGGTAATGTTGGAATATTAAAAGAGAAACTGGTGCTGCCTACACCAGAAACCGTAAACGTTCCATTATATCCACTTTCTCTAATCTTGATACTTGCTGCATTGATAACGTCGTTATCAGTAACAGGATTATTCTTATCTGCACTGATGATATTCAGATTGACTGGATTAAGTCTATAGAACAGTTGTGTGGGAGTGTCTTGTGTTACAGAGAAATCAACTCTTGCTGTGGTTGTCACACCAACAGTTCCAACTCCAACAACTTGGAAACTTCCATCATTTGTATTCAAGAAATATGGTTTGGTGAAATTCTTATCACCAAACAGTTCAAAGTCAAATACTTTTCTTCTCTTTCCTGCAACAGTCTGTCCAAGAGATGTGTCAGAAACTGCAAAACCAACTTTATATCCACGAGTCAAATTCAAAAGTGGATTGATGAGTCCGATTTCATGATTATTACCAACCGAGGTAATACCGACAACTTGAGGTATGGTCAGGTTGGCTTTGTAATACGTTTCTGCGAGTTTGAAGGTGTTTTTATCAATTCTTACGACGAAATAGTTTTCCTTATCAACAAGAGGCAGAGCAGGGTTGGTGGAAGAATAAAGAATCTTTTCACCTGTAACAAATCCATGATCTTGAATGGTTATGGTGTCAGTATTTGTGTTGATACCTGCAGAACCAAAGTTCTTAGGATTGATAATTGTTCTCTTCGTTATGTCGTCATATTTGACATAGTAAGAAGATGAAATACCAGGTGTCACCGACATGATGACTCTATCGTTTGCAATCAAACCATGAGGTTCCTTACAAACTACGGTTCCAACGACTTTCTCTACAAATCCAGTGATTTCATCCTTTTGTGGTTTGAAACTATGAACCTTACCAGATCCATATCCAGTAAAGAACAGTTTATATGCTGTGGATCCAATACCTGTAACCGCACCAGTAGAACCTATACCAAGTGGATTGGTGGAAATGCCTAACAGATCTTTGCCATCATTGATCGCAAAAACAAAGGAGTTGTTTGGAAGATTGAAGGTAGAAATTCCATTATAGACCTGGATTGAAGTATCTCCATCACTGCTATAGAGAAGTTTTTGACCATTTACAAATCCATGTCCAGGTGCATAGATGTTTTGAGTTGGAATAAACCTAGACGTTGCAATACCACCAGGGGCTCCCAATGTATAGAAGATCGTAGACCCAATACCAACACCAGCAGTATTACCAAGTGCAAGACTCTCTGTTGGATTGAAATATCGAGAAGTATTTCTGTTTGTTACGATATTTGTATTCAATCCAACGTTGAATTGAATTTTTCTGTTTAAAACAGTGATCAAAGATGTTCCACTATGTCCTGTTCCTAAGACACCATCAAATTCTCTCTTGACCCGAATAGTGTTATTCAGATTGTCAATGTTCATGACAAGCATCTGTTCGGTAGAGATGCCGATAATGTCATCTGGAGTGATGTTGTCAGGCCCAAGATTTCCAGAAACGTGGAGATCAGTAACGATACCAGTAGAACCAGTTGTTCCTATACCAGTGGACAACAGTAAGAATGCGGTGCTAAATCCAATGGTGTGTCTACCATCAAGTCTTCTCAGAGAATCTGTAGACAATCCAGAAACGGTTACAACATCACCAACAGACAATCCATGTGGTTCCGTTGCAAATCCAACGACTCTTGCCTTAAAGTTATCATATTCAAAGACAATATTTTCAACTTTTGCTACAGTAGAAGCAATTGATACGATATTTTTGCCACTGACCTGCGATACTTTTGCAGAATATCCATTACCAGAATCATTTGAGACAACTCTCAATAGATCATTTACTTTATAACCAGTTCCAGCACTTTCGATGATGTAATCTTCAATGCCACTCGAAGTAGAGTAATTAACTACGGTTTCTTGTAAAACTCTATCTCTACTTTGATAAACACCCTCATAGGAAGCACCTGGTTTAGAGAGTTTGTATGGATACGTGTTTCTTCTCAAGTCAAGAGAGTTAAGGTCTCTAAAATCTTGACCATTGGTCTCAACAAAGTTCCAAGGATCAATATCGGCTGCATACTTGTCACCAATTAAGTATGGGAACTGTGGAGCACGGAAATTTTTGAATGTTCCACTAGTCTCATTTTCAGTTGGGTTAATTGTAGCAAAATATGCATAAGTTCCGTTTGGATAGTCTGGTGTGATACAGAAACGACCATTATTTCTATCCAGGTCACCATTACCCTGATATTCATAGTCCTTAATGAAGAAACCAAGAGGGAACTGACCAATGGGTGGTCCGTTCTCTCTAGAGGTCTTCAGGACGTAGCCAGACCGCATTGGGCGAGCGATACCACCGTCTTTCCTGTCATATCCATATGGTCCATAAATTGGATTTCCATCATATGCCCAACCAATGATGGGAGAGTGTTTTGTAGAACCTTCTTCCGCATTGTTGACAAGATTTAAATCACTTTGAGCATAATCTTTTGTTCCATCACTATTCTTCTGTTGAATAAGTTTTCTGAGTTCTCTAGGTGCATAGAAACTGGTAAATTTCATACCATTATCATTATCACCTCTGATCAAGAATCCATCATCAGGTTGAATGATGTCTTCGTATCTCTTGACGTTGTTAATCTGCCAATCGTTGACTTTCGTCAAGAACTTAACACCTGAACCAGGTAATTGTTCAGATACAACAACTTGAGATGTTGAATATCCAACACCACCATTCGTTACAGTGATTTTATCAATACTTCCATTACTAATGGATGCAATGACCTTTGCACCAACACCATCACCGAAAATAGTTAGATCAGGTGCAGAGGTGTATTCAGTTCCAGCACTGGTAACGATAACAGACTGGATTTTTCCGTTTTGTACAATAGCTTTGTATTCTGAGGAAGATCCAGAAGAAACTCTGACTTCTGGTGGAATAGAGAAGTTGAATACATCAGAAGAACCATATCCAACACCAGGTTCCTCTACGTTAATTGCAGTGATTCCACCTCTAACGATTGGGGAGGTTATGGCATGATAGTTTTCTGTGGTATCGGTGTTGATACCCAACTTACCTCTGACTGCTACCGTGATTGGTGGGTAATTGAAGATGTGTTTACCTTCACCAACGGAGGTCATGCCAACATACTGTTTTGTATCATAATTTGCACGCGAAAGAGTGCTTCCGATACCTGCAGCTGCGAGTCTAAACTTATCACCATCTTCTCTAAGGACATAGTAGTCCTGAGTGGTTTCAAGACCACCAATTCTAACACCTTCATTGGAATAACGAATCAGATCACCATCATTGAATCCATGATCCTTGTATTCAATAAAGTCGGAATATGTGTTGATACCTGATGTAGGTACAAGTCTTCTCTTATTTTCATATCCCTCACCAGGATTCTCAATTACGATTCTACCGATGACTTGTTTTTTCCGTAAACTCTCAAATCGTTGAATACCATCACCAAATGCGGTGAAGTTAAGTAGATTCGATCTGGTCAGAGCGTCATTTTCATTATTTGCAAGTTTAATCGTCGATGGATTGATTCTTGCAACAAAATATACTGATTTGTCAATCAGTCTTCTATCAGGACTGACTTGGATACCAGTAACTCCTGCCGTGCTTGCAATACCAACTGCAGTGTTACCAAACGTGCGATATATGACAGCCTCACCATCTCTGAATTTGTGATACGTGGAGAATCCAATCGTATCATTAGAAATACTAATTCTATTGCTCGTTGCAGAAGCATCAAAGTCAATCGAGTGATCAACTTGTTTTAGAATAGTTCTTGCAACCGCACCAGATCCATTACCACCAGAAATTTCAACAGAAGGTTGTTCAACATAGTCAAATCCAGGATCGATAATATCAATTCTTTCAAAAGATCCTCTTACGTTAGCAGTTGCACTTGCTCCTACTCCAGCAGAAGCAGAAATAGTTACTGTTGGTGGTACAATGACATCATACCCAGTTCCACCTTCAAGAACATCAATAGATTTGATTCCACCGAAGAAAATTTCATCACCAGACTTATAGTTGCTGATCTCTGTTCCATTGATCAACATTCCCGTTGTGCCTGTTGGCGTATCCTGTTGTCTACCGTTGAAACTAGGATTCAGTGGGAATCTCTTGATGAGTTTTTGGTGTTCTAACTTTTTGTTAGCAAGATCTGGAACGGAAAGTTTGAACGTTCCCGAACCAATTGCAGTTACGAAGGTGCCATTTACCAAATCTGGTAAAGAGTTTGCAAGTTGAACCTCATTAGAACTTACTCTTTTAATGAAGTAGTTTTTGCCGTTCTGTAAATCACCAAGAGATCCCTCAATGATGTTAAAGGTGACTACTTCACCAGAATAGAATCCATGGTCTTTTGCACCATCGGTAACTTGAATAAGTTGAATAGTGTTGCCACCAGTTACACCAGTCCAGGTGATAGAACGATCAGAAACTGTGATTGGTTCTTGACCAAGACTTGGAATCGATGGAGAAGTTGTATAAACGTGTGGATGAGGTGGTTTTGGATTCTTCTTACCACTCTCATGATCATAAGTGTTCTGAACATCAGTTGTATACTTGGTGATGTTCTCGTGAACAGTGCTATTACCTCTGAGAACTCTTCTTCTAATGAAAGTGACATTAGATGGATCAATGCCAGGGAGTTCACCAAGAACAAAAGTACCGTTACTTACAACACTGGTGATTTTACCTGTGCCAATGATTTCGGAATCACTGTTCAGAACTTCGATTGTATCCTTCTGTAGGAAATCATTATCAGCTGCTGTAGAAACACTAAAGGAATCAGATGAGATTCTAATAAACGAAATTGGTGCGTGTTTGACTGCAGTGTTATGAATCCAGGAGTTAAAACTCTGATCTTGGGAAACCTTCATCACACCGAGGTTACCGACTCTGATGCGATCACCCTTATTGAAATAGTAAGTGTCTTCAGGAACGTCAAATCCACCAAGAACACCAGTAATGAGAACTTCAATTTTTTTACTGATGTTACCTGCAGAATATCCGTAAGCTACATTTCCATATCTGACTTCATCAGACACACTATATGTCTGTGGCGTTGTAGTGATACCTAAGAATTGGTTGGAAGTCTTACCAGTGTAAGAAGTGACACCAACAATATCATTTTGGACAAGATTCAGAGTACCAGATGTTGGGAATCCAACTGTGGTATCAACTGTGATTACAGTTGCGCCAATAGAGACGGAATCAGTAAGTCTGGTTCTTCCAGGAATCACAAAATTTCCTTGAATCGACTCTTCAGTCAGACTAATCTGATAATATCTCTCACCATCATACATGAACTCCTTAACGTCTGAGATAGCGCCAGAAGCGCCTGGAATGGTCTTATCATCAGCGTCGGTATCTTGGAATAGGGTAGATCCTTTTAACGCTCTAGGATCTCCTGTAACCAGTTTTGCAACAAAATCTTGAGTGAAACTATAATCACCATCAGAGGGTTTCAGAAGGAAGTCTGATGGCTTAATAACATTGACTTCAGAACCAAACAGAACCTTGAACAGGATTTTATACGCTTCCTCTGTTCCCTTTGTTCTGTAAAAATCTTTAATCTGTCTGATGAATTGAACTTCATCAATGGAACCGTCTAAAGTTCTGTTCTGGAACCCGTTCGCAAAGGTTGTCTTCAGTTTATTGAAGAATTCTTGTATGAACAGGTTGGACAGGTTGAAAACCTTTGTACCACCAGTATGTGCAGCACCAACAGTGCTCTGGAAAGACACCAAATCTGGTCTAGTAGCTCTATCAAGAGAATCTACACCACTAAATCCACGAATACACCCAGTAAACGAAGTTGTACCGATTCCAGTGTATGTAATGATTTCATCATCAATTTTTAAGAGACCATATTTGTCTGGCCAACCTTTTGTGGTCTCAACAAAGATGGTATCGGAATATGATTGTATGTCTGTAGATAATCCAGTACAAACGGTAAGAGCTGCACCGACAAAAGTCTGTAATTTATTATATCTGTCAAGATTTTCCGCTACATCAACAGGACCACCTTGATATTCCTGTGAAATGTAGTATTGTTTCATGAAGTCCACAAAAAGTGGACTTTCTGCTTGAACAAACTCAGGTAATTGGTTTTCAATTACCTGACTGATTTTGACTCTCTGACGGCTGGTGTCGATCATTTATATTTTTCCGCTATTAGTATCCTGAGGATGTGCTGGTGGAACTGGTGGAAGAAGTTGTAGGTGTGGCTGTGGTAGTGCCACTTAAGGTGTACGAACTCGAACTTGTGCTAGATGCAGAAGACGAAACGGTTGTCAAAGCCGATGTCGCAATTGGAGAATTAGACTTTCTAATATAAGTTGGTACATTATAACTAGACTCTCTTGTGAATCTGGAACCAGATGTGTTTTCACCAGAAGAAATGATGTCTTGAACCATCGTGATCGATGTATTCGTCATATCAAACTTCACATACAAGTCACGAAGACCAACCACATCGTTAGAATGTGGAATGGCTTGAACCTCAACAACATTATTTGAAATGTTTGTAGAAAGAATATTTACAGTATCTATAAGGATTTCACCGATGTCATATTTGACCGTTCCTGCGTTCTTTTTGATGATATTTGGTGTTCCGCCTTCTGCATAAGTGAAGAAGAAGATACGACCTTGTTTCTTATCAATGACTTCATCAGCCATGTAAACAGGATCGTTAACTCCTTCGATTCTAAATCCAGTAGAAGTGATGTTATAAGCGGATTCTGCGATATGGAACTGATTTCCGTAACAAAGTTCGTATTGTGCAAACTTACCGATCTCTGCCATCAGGTTTCTTCTCATAATCACTCTTGTGATGTTAGAGGTGATTGAGGAATCCACTCCATCAATCAAAGTTTGAGATTTACTGTACTTGAATCGACCACCGAACTTATTGACATCAATAGATCGTGAATATGTGGTCAATGCATTGCTGATTGCAGTCTTGAGTCGATTTGGATCATCCGCAAAGTTTGTGTTATAATATGCGAAAGACTCAAGTTCAACATAAAGGTACTTGAGGTCAATAAATTCAGGTACAATACCTGCAACAGCGTAACTTTTCAGTTTTTGAACCAAATCTCTCTTTGTAAAGTCAGAAAGATAGTCACCATTTCGTGGTTTGACTGAAATAAACACTTTTCCGAACCTTGGAGGTGTCATTTCTTCACCACCAAACGCAGAAACCGACTCAACGTTAGGATAAACGTATGCTAGAACGCCTTCATAGTCTGCCGCGGTCACTGCACGGTACTGAGACGAGTAAATTCGAGGTGCATAATACTTAATTGACGAAATTGACTCGATTTCGTCTCCATCACGAGAAGGTTCGAGTGTGTTTACCAACGAAATGTTGGCGGCATCGACACTTCCACCGTCTTGATCTAAAAGTTGACCGATAAAACTGAATTCTGCAGCGCCATTACCGTCTTTTCCTGCAGTTGTGACGTAAGTTGCGGTAATATAGTTCTCATTATTGAGTTTTTTACCGATTACACCGTCTCCAAACAGTAATTCATACCTTTCATCCTCAATTTCTTGTAACAAGAAGGAAGAAGAGGTCGAATTGATACCAATAATGTTGTCAATTTGTTTATGAACGACTGAAGTAGACGAACTTTCTGCAGTTTTGACCTTAACACGCAATGTAGAGGTGTCAATAAACGAATTATTGAGAATAAACCGTTGATTGAACTGTGCCGTATTGACTGTAAAGTTCTGAGTGATCAATAATCCTTCAAAAATTTCAATATTTTCGAATCTTGCAACGCCATCTGCGACGTTTACGGTAATATCTTCAGGAATCGAGAAAATATAACTTGTATTTGCTGCTGCACCATTACAAATCAGACCAGCTTTCAAGGTCAAAGTCACTGTTTCGGTCAATCCAGTGACAAAAAAGGAAATTCTTGCTCGTGCAGCACGACGAGAACGTGGAACGTATCCAATGTTACGTGCCAGAGAGACGACGTTTTCTCTTAATGTAGCGGAATCGAGAAAACTTTCGTTCGCCGCCATGTTTGTGTTGTAGGCGGTGATGTATGTATTATATGCCAGCGCATCAATAATGATCGAGAGGTTAGATCCCTCAAAATCATAGTCAGTAAAATTCGTATTCGCCCTCAGATAATCTCTGATAGACGTTTTGATATCATCAAAATCTAAATTAAGGTATTGACCGAAAGCCATTATAGTCTAGCCGGGAAAAGAAGAACGTCTACTGATTGAGTAGGAACAGGAAGACCGACAATATCATATTCAACAGTGATGAACATGTCGTTGGTATCGGCACCAATAGTCACATTCGCATCAACATTATTCACTCTGGGTTCAAAATTACTAATCGAACTCAGAATTTGTTCTCTAATACCGATGGATTCAAGAGCAGTGTTCAGTTCAAACAGTGAACTACTCACATTTGTGCCGAAAATGTCTTGAAAAGGTTTCTCACCAACAACGGTAAGAACAATATTTTGTACGGCACGTTTGATTGCATCCTCATTTTTTAACACAAGGACATCATTCGTCACTGGATGACGTTTAAATGACAGATTGATGTCCCTGAATGTTCTTGAAACAGATGCCACTGATACAATTATGGTCTAACCTCTTTATATTTAGACAGAAATTAGAGCACTTGTTTACCTTCCGAA